ATGTCAATTGTTATTCCAGCCGCTGAAACCGTAAAACTCAACGAACTCAAAACTGACGGGCAAAACCCAAACAAAATGAGCAAAGAGCAGCTGGAGCGCCTGAAAACTTCCATAAAGAAATGGGGCTTCATCGTCCCCATCATTACCAACAAAGACCTGCTGATTGCAGATGGAGAACAGCGGTACACTGCAGCACAAGCCCTTGGAATGACCGAAGTCTCAGTTATCCGTCTACCCGTAGAAGACGTAGACCGCCGACTGCTAAGGCAGGTTCTAAACAAGCTCAAAGGTAAACACGAAAAAGACCTTGACCAAGCCGAGTATGAGCGCATCATCCAAGCTGGCAAAGAAGAGGACCTCAAATACCTGCTCATGCTCTCAGACGAAAAACTTGAGAGCCTTCTAAGTGGCGAGGAAAAGGGCGTTTCTTTCGATGAGTCCTTTGAGGTTGTCGTTGAATGCGAAGATGAACAACACCAGGAAGCCGTCTTCAACAAACTGACAGGTGAGGGCTACAAATGCCGAGTTTTGACTTTATAAAAACCTGGACTAAACCCACCAGCTTCCGTGCCCAATCAGTCATCGGCAGCTTCACCCTAATCGACTGCAAAATGGAGAAACACTTCGCAGGACAGCTCCCAATCGAAAATGAAACCTGGCAAATAGGCGTTATCGTCGGTCGCAGCGGCACCGGCAAAACAAGCATCGCCAAAACGCTTTTCCCCGACAGCTACATCAAAGCCTTCGCCTACACACATGAGTCAATACTGGACGATTTTCCCGAGGGCCTGCAAGTTAACGAAATAACCAAGAACCTTTGCAACGTCGGATTCGCCAGCCCGCCAGATTGGCTCAAAAGCTACGAGGCGCTCAGCCAAGGCGAGAAGATGCGGGTGGACATTGCAAGGGCGCTGAGCTTAGACCAGCCGCTGATCGTCTTTGACGAGTTCACGAGTGTAGTTGACCGAGAGATCGCAAAGGTTAGCGCTTACGCTATAAGCAAAGCGATCCGAAGAACTACTAAGAAATTCATAGCAGTTACATGCCACTACGATGTTATTGACTGGCTAGACCCAGATTGGGTTTTCTGCACTGACACCATGGAGTTTAGCCGAAAAAAAGAAATCGGCCGCCCGTTGAACTCGCGGTTTATCGGTGCGGCACTGCCCTGTGGCAAACCTTTAGGCAATATCACTATCTAAACGGCAAACTCGGCGCAGGCGTCAGATGCTATGTCGCTGTATACCAGTTTAAGCCCGTTGCATTCATCGCTGTAGCTCATATTCGCATGAAGTCGCATTATTACCGCGTTAGCCGTCTCGTGGTGTTGCCTGACTATCAGGGCATAGGAATCGGCAAACGCCTGTTGAATTTCATAGCTGACCTCTATACTTCCCAAACAAAGCTGCCGTTTTACTTGGTAACGAGCAATCCTCAGCTTGTACGGGGAGACCTGGGCAACTGGGTTATCAAGCGTGTTGGGCATGGCAGCCACGGAAAAGGCGACACCCGAATAAACAAAGGACTCGTACATTCCAACAGTAGAGGACGCTTGACCGTCTCTCTTAAGTACGTTCCCAAGAAAAGTTAAGTCCACCTTAAGAAAAGTGATTTCTGTGCTCAAGAATACGCTTGAAAGACGCCTGTTTTTGCTAAAGCTGGAAGGAGACGGCTTAAACAAGCGGGAAATAGTTAAGGAAATCTGCGCCAAATTCGGCTGCTCCGAAGTCACCGTCTATAACGATTTTAACACGAGGGCTGTTTGGCAGCCTCTTGTCCAAGAAGTCACAGCTTCTCTGTTTAAGATACAGAACCGCCATGAGCAACTGTACCGAAAAGCCAGCTTTATGTATAGCCAAGCTAAAAGCGACCGCGCAAGGATTGCCGCCTTGAACCTAATGCGCCAAATTAACGTCGAACTCGCTGAGCTCAGCGGCGCTAAACCTTCTGAGCAAACGGCGACTGAAGAAATCCGCATTCGGTGGGAAGATCCAGAAGTATGCAAAAAACAATACTCATCCGATACAAGCCCCATCCCGGACAGCTCCAATTCCACTTCTGCCCCGCCCGTTTCCGAGTGCTTAACTGTGGACGCCGCTGGGGCAAAACCGTCGCAGGCGCCAACGAATTCATAAGACAAATGTGGCAGCAAGGCGAAGGCAGAGAAAAAACAGGAATTGTTGGTTTCGCTGTTGCTCCGACTTATTGGCATACGCAGCGGCAATGGAGCGAATTCTTCAACTACTGTCCTGCAGAGCTAATCGAGGAGATTCACAGAGCCGACCGCCATGTGCTTCTGAGAGGCAACCGTAACATCTGGTTTAAGAGCGCCGACAACCCCGACTCACTCCGTAGCCAAGGCATCAAGGTTTTATGGGTAGACGAGGGTGCACAGATTGCAGAGGAAGCCTGGACTTTGGCGCTTAGGCCTGCGTTGATGGATGAGAAAGGCATCGCATTCTTCACAGGCACCCCAAGAGGACACAATTGGTATTTCCAACTCTGGACTCGCGGTCAAGACCCTTCACAGAAGGATTATAAGAGTTGGAGTTTCCCAAGTGCCAGCAACCCGTACCTTGACCCAGCCGAAATCGCTTCTTTCGCAAGGGACATGCCCGAGCTTGCTTATCGCCAAGAGGTTCTCGCTGAATTCCTTGAGGATGTCGGCAGTGTTTTTCGAGGCGTAGATCGCATAGTGAAGGGCAGCTTTGAACCGTACAATCGCTTCAAGCAATATGTTATGGGCGCTGACCTTGCGAAGCTCGAAGACTTTACCGTCCTCGTTGTCTTGGATGCTGACGGGCGTTTGGTGGCTTTTGACCGCTTCAGCGAATTGGACTGGGTTTTCCAACGCAAAAGAATGGTTCAACTTGCACAGCGCTATGACGCACGGCTGCTGATTGACAGCACGGGAGTCGGCGACCCAGTCTGCGACGAACTATACCGAGAAAACGTCAGAGTTGAAGGCTACAAGTTCACAAACGCAACCAAGAAAGACCTCATCGAAAACCTCAGCATAATGATAGAGAACCAGCAGCTAACCATCCCCAACATCCCCGAGTTAATCAACGAACTAAAACTGTACGGTTACAAGACTACGGCTAGCGGAAATATCCAATATGGAGCCCCTGAAGGCTACCATGACGACTGCGTTGTGGCTTTAGCATTGGCCGCCTGGCAATTAAAGCGGTCTCCGCCTCCGGGAATAGGCGCAGGCTTTGTCCCTCACTAACTTAATGGTGATTTTATGACTGAAGAAACAATCCTAACCGCAACCGACCAAACCATGCCCCAAGTAAAGGCGTTAGGTTTAGCGTTGAACTGCAAGGCTGCTGATTTGCATGTCTACTTGGATGGCGTCGACATAACCAAGAACGTGGTTTGGGGCGAGTTGAAAGTTACCTTCGAGAAAAAACAGTAGCTTTGTTGGTTTTAGTTTATGCCTCATAGAAGTCTTGTTAGCAGTAGCCCTTTGCTGGCAAATCGGGAAGTCCCCGCAAACGTCAGCTTAAAGCAGATGCAGCAGGAGATTCCTTACAACTGGAAAAACGACGACGTCTTGTGGGGCTACCTCAACCAGTTCAAAATCAGCGCTTCTGGTGCAGGTTTCATATCGCCGCCCTACACGGCGTTTTGGGATCGCATCTGGGGCGCCACTCCAATCGAGGACCTGCCAAAATACAAAGACCTCTACAACTTTACGCCCTACATCAAAGCCAGCATCGACGTAACCGTCAACCTAGCCTTAAGCAACGGCTTTGAGCTTGAAGGCAGCACACCAGAAATAAGACAATGGCTCTCCGACTGGCTTGACGAGCACGATTTTTTGTTAACCGCCAGAATCACGCTAACTGACGAATTGGTGTTTGGGAACGGCGAGTTTGAGATTTGCCGAGACAAAGACGAACACGGCAACGTCTTGACGCCGCCTGAGGAGTGGTGGCTCAAAAGCTTAGACCCAGTCCACATCAGAGTGAGACGAGACCAATACGGCAATATTTTTGGCTACATCCAGCTGCTCACTTTTCCTCCTGTGGCTTTCCCAGCTCAGGACATAGTCCACTACAAATATGGCGCTAAGAGCTGGTGGTATGAATACAGCTATGGCACAAGTCTGCTGCGTCCCCTGTTACTGATTCAAGCTTACATTGACAGTTTCCAGCGGGACATGGCAACTATTATGGCCGTCTACACCAAACCCATGTTGGTAATCAAGGCAGGCACGCCCGAACGCCCTTTCACCGACCCACAGCGAGAAGCGCTCCAAGAAACCTTCGCCAAGCGTGGACCTGCTACAGACGTGGTTGTAAGAGGCGACATTGACGTTAACAGCATACAAAGCATGACCCGCCAAATCAACGTTGACTGGTGGATAAAATACCTGCATGACCAGCGCCAAGCTGTCTTGGGCGTCCCAAAAATCTTCTTAGGCGAAAGCGAGGGCACCAATCGAGCCACAGCCGACATTGTCATGCAAGAATACGTCTCTCGCCTGCGGATGCTGCAGGAGAATTTTGGGGACACAACCGAAACTCGCCTCTTCAAGGAACTAATCGACGCCAAGTTTGGGGAGGGCAAGGAAATTCCTCATATTAAGTGGCGTCCTATTTGGGAGCCAAGCCTCACAGAGAAAGCAAAACTGCTCACCGATTTGGCAGCTGCAAACATTATTGCTAGAAGCGAGGCGAGGGCACAACTTGGGTTTACTGAAGCTTTACCTGCTGACCTGAAAGATATTCCAATCACAACTTTACCATCGCAGTTAACAACTGCGAAGTAATCGTAAAGAATGCCCCTATTAGCGAACAGTGCTCTTCCGTTTTATCATTAATGCGGCTAAAAAAGCGGCTATCAAGAGAACGGCAGGAACTATCCACCACTGGAACTCTGCAATTGAAGGTGATGGAGAAATGCTTTCTGTAGTGCTCGGCTGTGGTTGAATAACGGTCCCATTGTAACCTGCGGGTATGTATTGTTCGGTTAATTCATAAAAGCCCTCATTTGCCTGTGCTATTCCACCCACTGTGAATATGGTATCGTTGACATTGATTGCGGCTAAGTATTCTGTTACATAGTCATGCGTTGTTGGGAAAGCGGCACCATTTGTCCATTCATCGACAGCAGGATCATAGATTTGCGTTGCATCTATTGGTCCATTCAGTCGACCGCCAATGACGTAGATGCGTTTGGGCGCGTTCACTCCGGTCGTTGCCACAGAGACTGCTTGAACCGTAAGCGTTGGAAGAGACTTGCCGGTGCTCCAGCTGTTAGTGACAACATCGTATATTTGCAACGCAGTGGTGAAAGGTGATTGCTCACCAGCTTGCTTTTCCCCGCCTGCGATGTAGATTTTGTTGTCCGAAGCAGCAGAGGCATAAGCAAAAACAGGAGTTGGAATTGGCGCTACTGTAGTCCAAGAGTTTTTGGAGGGATCATAAACCTCAGTGGCGTTTGTGAGAGCGGGACCGCCTGGAGCGAGATTATCTACTAATCCGCTAACTACATAGATTTTCCCATTTACTGTGTTGGCTTGCATTGAAGTTCGAGGCGTAGGCATAGAGGCTTTAGTTGTCCAAGTATCAGTGGCAGGATCATACATTTCATTTGTACCTGTTATCAGCGATTTACCGCTGCTTGAGTCGTAGCCCGTAATGCCGCCAATAGCATAGACCTTATCCTGATATTGGGCTATTGTGAATCTTACGCGGGAGGTTGGCATTGGCGTTTTCAAAGTCCAACTGTCAGTTTTAGGGTTATATGCATAGGTAAGTGCTTTTTGGTTGTCGTCCACACCGAAAGCATAGATTTGCCCGTTAATCGCAGCCAAACCATAAACGTTCATCGCTACTGGAATAGGGGCTCTTGCTATCCAATAGTCTCCAGAAGCGCTCGCAGACTCCACGATGACTAGAGCTGAAAGAGCGAGAACAAGTATGGTTGTAGCAGTCGCTTTTCTCAACTCTTGATTTCCCCTGAAAAAAATGGGAAAGATGCTTAATAAAATTTAAGGAAATGAGAGAAATGATCGGATTCTCAGAAAATGAGCAAACAATAAAGTTCACAGTGCTTGAAAGCAGCAGAGAGCTTGAACGAAGCAAACTCAAGCCCTTAACGGCAGGCGTGCAGGTAATGTTCTGCCGCTTTCGATGTTGCCAGCGCTGGGAGATTCAAGCCTTCCTATTCGACAAAGCAGTCTTCAAGAGCCAACAGGAAGCCAGGGCATTCTTAGATAGGCACCTCAAAACTGAGATTTCCAGTCTTCTTGATTACCGAGCGTTTAACGAAAAACGCCGACGCTTGCTCAATGCATGGATGAAGACAAGCGAGCTAAAACAAAGTTAGGAGCGAGAGCATGACTTTTCAACTGAAGTATTACGTGCCCTTCAAGGCAGTCGAATGCATAAACGCAGACCTAGCGCTCAAAGAAGGCCTTCTGCCCATAGAAGGCACGGCTATTGATACTTCAGTCAATGCTAACAAGTGGCAAGTGCCGCCCGAAGACTTAGACTTCTTCACCACCTCGCTTAAAGGAGCTCAGCTAAGAATTGACCATGCCGAGTCCGTTTTAAGCATCGTTGGAAAAGTTCCTGAGGCCATCCGTAGCGGCAACCAAGTCTTCTTTCAAGCGGAAGTTGGGGAACCTTCAATCATTCCCAAAATCCTGCGAGGCTACGTTAACCATGTTAGCGTTCAGGTTGACAGCGAGGACACTGAATGTAGCGTCTGTGGAAAGCAAACTCGCATTGAGGGCATCCTAACTCATCTGTGCGCTGGGGCTTGGGAGATTGTCCACAAACCACGCGTCCGCGAACTAAGCATCGTTGCCAGCCCAGCCTACCAGAACACCGCTTTCCATCCTGTCGGGTTTGCTGCGGCTATGGCTCTTTCACAGTTATCGAGAGGTAACAAAGATGTGGGTTCTAAGGGAGACCTGCAAGAACCTGAAAACAAACCAGAAAGCAAAGACGACAAGGTGAAGCAAATGTCTCAACCAAACCTTGAGGCAAATGCTTCGTCTGTTCAAGCGCAAACACAGCCATCGAGCTTAACTGCTGGAAAGAAAGCAGGCGACTTGACCTATCAGGAGCTTATGGATCAGATGCAGAGCCTCAACAAACAAATCGAGACAGCATCTGACGCTGAAATCGAAGGCATCAAGAGCAAGATTGCTGAGATCGACGCTGAAGTTGGCAAGCGTGCGACTAAGAAAGCGTTAACTCAGAAGCTAAACGAGATGTCTAAGAAACTCAGCGAATACACAGAAGACGCAGAGGATGCATGCAACAAGCCAGCTGCATCTAAGCAAGCTCCAAAAGGTCAAGGCATAATCGCAACGCAGGAGCCAGTTCAAGGCGCTAATCTTGGCTGGTTCCAAGACCTGCTCAAAGCCAACAGCAAACTCAAAGGCATGCAATAGGTGACCCAACATGAGTTTAGAAGGAACAACAGCACTAATTAGCGACCGCTATCTCATCACAGCTGAAGTTGATTCTGGGGCAACAGTCAATGCAGGAAACGTTGTCTACATCAGCGCCGCAGGCTACCTCCCTAAAGTCAAAGCAACCGACGGCGTCCGAAAAGACGTCATCGGCGTAGCTTTAACAAGCGGAACTGCTGGCAAAAAAATAACCGTCATCTGCAGAGGCTTAGTTCGAGTTACTGTTTCTGGCGCTGTTTCAGCAGGCCAACGAATCACAAGTTGGGCAAACGGAGCAGTAGCTGGAATCGCCGCCATGACCGCACCAGCATCTTATGTCCAAGCTACCGTACAGACTGAACTCGACAAAACCGAGCAGTGGATCGGTAGAGCGATAACTTCAGGCACTGACACTGTCATCTACGCTTTGCTCAGCTGCCTACCATAGGTGATTTTTTATGTCTATGATTAGAGACGCTTTCACCTGGGTAGACACCGGAGCCATAGCATATCCACAGCTTCACGCCAAAATCTTGGAACTCACGATGCCCGCTCTAGTAGTCAAGAACCTCTTCCCAGAGTTCCCCCTCGTGCAGGGCAAAACCGCCAGCTTCGTTAAGCAGAAGGGCATCCGCTCAGCAGCCATAGGCGAGGTTGCGGAGGGCGCAGAAATGCCCCTGGACTTCACACCCTACGACTACGCCACAGTAACACCCTACAAGAAAGCACTCAGGGAACGCATCACACGCGAAAATATCGAAGACCTCTACATCCCAGTCATCGAAGACCAACTGCGAAGGCTAGCAAGACGTATGGCTTTCACCATCGATAGCGACTGCTTAACCGTCATAGCTAACAGCGCAGGCTTCAGCATTGCAGCCACGGGCAAAACTATGGGCGCCACAGGCACCGAAATGACCATCGCAAACACGGTGGGCAGCAAAGACGTTCTGGCCGCAGAAGCCAAGATCAAGAGCGCCAACTTCATACCCGACGGCATGCTGATGAACCCAATCAACACACGGGACCTCAAGTACCTGCCAACCTTCACACTCTACAGCCAGTATGGCGACCCAGTTGTGCAGAATGGAGCGATGGGCAAAGTCTACGGCTATGACATCTACGAATCCAACGTTGTCCCCGCAGGCACAGCCTATATGGTCAGCACAGGCAAAAACTTAAGCGCCAGCTACGCACCCATGGGCTACTTCGTAAACGACGACTAGAAGCAAATCCTGCCTTCTCCCAAGTTTTCAATGTCACCGCTTTTAGCGTCGGCGAAATAAAGCGCCCATTAGCAAGCGACACAGAACTCAAAAAAGAATTCGACTCCGTAGACGTCCTGCTGAGCACCAGGTATGCGCCAATTGTCTTGAACGGCGAATGCATCTGCGCCATCACAGGCCTAGCCACAAGCTAATAGTCCCCAAATTTCCAAGCACTTTTCTCCCGCGATTTCTTTGCGGTTAAACTTTTGTTCCAATGTTCCAACTGTTCCAGACTTCCACAGTGTCATGCAACCAAAAGCCAAGATGTAAGTCTCAGACTATGGCTTCTTTTCCGAAAATAAGCTCTTTTTGGAGAGCTGAAAATTTGGAAATTGAGCGCATACCTTCTGGGACTTTGGAACCTCTGGAACTCTGGAACAACATAACCATTAAACAGTGGCGTATTAGCTTGAAAAACCGAAAACTTAGGCTTCTGCTCCTGCCCATCGCCATACCCATATTCTTGGTGGGATGGCTCCTGTACTACTTCGGCAGAATGCCCAAACCTCAATCTAACGCAAAGAAGGGAGAAGCATGTCCACTCAAAACTTCATAACAGCAAGCGAAGTTGTAAACCACCTGAATGCTGTAGGCGCCGATTCGAGTGGTAACTATGCGGTTTTTGGTTTAGCTGTCTCCCAAGCGTGCTTCCAAGCACACGTTGACTACGCCAACATCTACATCTATTCATTAACAGGGCAAGAGCTGCTTTCAGATGATCTACGCTTTAACTGGGCAAAAATGGCAGCGCTTAACCTTGCCTGCCTTCGAGTTTTGGTAGCTGCCAGCGGCGGCTTGCTTCTGGGCGCCTTCGATTACCGCTTAGGCGACCTGTTCATCACCAAGAGTTCAGCTAGCCGATTGGCTTTTGAAACTGCGGTTCAGGGCTTCCGTGACGAACTGTTCAGGATTATGGTGAACCTAACTTCGCCTGCTCAGTGCGTAATTTCGACCAGACATGTGCCTCACTATCGTGGTCCAGAGCTTGACCCATAGAAATAAGCGCAACTTTAGTTTGCGTCAACTAGGTGCGCTGTGCCGTCAGGACAATACACTTTCTCGCCCACGGCAACCTTGGCGAATCGGCGCTTGCAATCATAAAGCTGCAGGGCGCATCCGTCACAATCACGAGATAGCATCTTGTCACCTCACTTAGTTGTTAAACAAGTTCCGACTGGGAAGTCAACTCAGAGAAATAAGCGTTGTTTAAATGGAGATGTCAAAATTGGGTACTGTTCCACAAGCTTACTATGATTTCATTATGCAATTCGCCCCATACCTGTACGTTATTCCGCCTGATGTTCCCGATCCCACGTATGGGCGAGGCGTTATGTCGGCTGCCTTCGCCATCAACTTCCTATCCCAAGCCTACACCTCAAACCAATATGCAAGCAAACAAACCGAAATCCGAAGTAAAATCGTGGAATTGGCCGATTGGACTCTGACCCAGCAATGCCTTGACCCTGATAAGGATGCTTATGGCGGATTCAAAAGCGGAGAAACCAGCACGTACTACTACAGCGTTGACACTGGACGCTGCATCCCTGCACTCTTAGAAGCTTACCAAGTCACGGGCATCACAGCGTATTTGGATGCGGCTAAGCTTGCAGGTGGAACCTTCCTCAAAACCATGCAGGATCAGCAGAGCTTTGGCGGCTTTGCCCGTGCAGTAGCCATCGATGATTCTTGGCTATTAGAGCTGGATGTGGAATGCCTCTACTGCCTAATTGGACTCAAAATGCTAACAGACATCGACGCCGAAAACGCCTCGATTTATCAGGGCATCGCAGACAAAGCTATTGCCTTCTTAAGAGATGGGTTTGAGAATCTTTGGCTATACTTTGAGCCTTCAGACGGCCAGTGGCACCGAGTTGGCTTAAGCGAGAACGAAATTTACGATGACTCGTTTAGCTTTGCCTTGCTTGGGCTTTTCACTTACGAGGGCTGGAGCGGCACATGCAAATCTGTTTACACTAGCCTCCAAGGTATTAAGGCGCCTGCCGAGTACCCAGCTTATAACCCTGCGATCTGCTGGCCGGGATACATTGACGTAAAAAACCGCTATCCAGCATGCACCTATTACGATGACATAACAAGTGGAATTCTTTGGCGAATCAGGGCAGTCCATGACAAGCCTAGCCTTGCCTTTAGCATGCAAATTGTAGAGAAGTACCAGAGCGAGTTCATGAACTGGGGACCAATCTTTACCGATTACAGCCCAATCACGCCTGCCAAAGCAATGGCGAACGTTAGTTGGCTTGCCCAGCTATTCCTAAACTACGCTGACCCAATAACTGACTTCACTCGGGTTTTAGCCCTCAACGGAGAAAACCTAACACTCTATCCCCTGCTGGATGTGGGGGACAGAACCACTTATGCTGACGGCTTAACGGTCAAGGCACTGGCTGCCATGGGCAGTGCTGGAGAACTCGTTTTTGAAGTCGGCTACGCCATGCAGGATTACATCACCGTCTACAGTTTTGTGCCCCTTCGTATGCATGACAAAATCAGGCGATCAGGAGTTGACTACGAGGTGCAGACTGTGCAGCCTTTCGCTCGGAGTGGCGATGTGGAGTATTTCAAGAGTGTCTGCAGGAGGCTCTTAAGCGCATGAGTAGCACGGATATGGTTGAGGCGCTTGTTTCTTTTTTGCAGACCAATATTCGGCTAGTGAAGGCTGACGAGTCATTGGGCAAGGTCTCAGTGACTAGGGAGTGGTTTGATCGGGAGCTTCTCAAAACCTATGACGCACAAGTCACAGTCGGCTTGGGCAGTGTTGTGGATCGCAAGCTGGGGCTTTCGGCGTCTCAGAGGCTTATCGTGGGCTCACCTAAAGTCAACGTTTGGGTAACTGAGAAGGGAAAGGGGGAGTCAGGGCAGAGCATTCGCCAAAAAATGCGCCTAGAAATCAACCGAGTCATCCGCGAAAACAGAACCAAGGTTTCAGGATTAGCCTATGTCGATGTGGTTTCCTTCCGTGACATCGACAAAGTGGATGTGAAGCCATTTATTTGGCGAACCGAGTTTACCCTGAAAACCTGGATTTTCGAGTATGTCACAGTCACTTAAGTGACATAGAGGTGAAAAAGAGAAATGCCGTATGGAGCGCATGAAACCAAAATCTACTACGTACAAGAAGCGACCTATGGAATAACACCAACCAACCCCAGCATGTTAGGACTAGCTACGGCAGACAATGTTGAGCCTTCCTTAGACCCGGGACTGATTACAGTTCGCGGTGTCGGCTCAAGAGACCCTGCTACACTACGCAAGGGCTTGCGGAAAGTCGGGTTGAAAGTGTCCTATGCTCTTCCAGCCGATGCTCCCATAAACTTCTTGCAGTTAATCTCCACACTAAACTCAGCAAGTATCGAAGTTTTCTATCAGCATGCCAGCGGCGCCATCATTGACTTGCTACACACGGGCTGCAGAATGGACAAAATAACCGTTGAATGCTCAATCGAAGACGTCATAAAAGCCACGGCGGACTTAATCGGGCAGAATGTGACCCCTAGCACTGACAAAATAAGCGGTGCATCCTACGCTGACTATGCGAGCGCTGTGCCCTTCTACGAGAGCTATGTGCAGAAAGGCGCCGCCGATGGTTCCAGCCTTATCGCTGTGAACCGCGTAACCGACTGGAAATTCACCATTGAGAATAACCTCAAAGCTTTGCCCGTCATAGGAGCTACAGGGTATTTGCTAAAGTATCTGCAGGAAAAGCATCGGGGACTTTCAGGAGAGTTGACCTTCGAGTTTGAGAGCAAACAAGAATACGACGACATAGTCAACGATAGCGAATTTAGCCTCAAATTCGGCTTAGGCGCAACCAACAGTGCTCTCTTCAAATATTGCAAGTGGGACAAGGCCAATATTCCCGCGAAGGTCGAGGACCTTGTCAGCTTGAAAGCAGGCTTTACCGCTCGTGACCTAATCATAAGCTAAACTGCGAGGTGAAAACGTGAAAACAGAATCGTTAGAGGTTGACGAACGCTTCGGCAAAGAATATGCTGGAAAATACACCTTCACAGAGCTAACGTGGGCTAAGCGTAGCCGCATTATCCAGAAGCACACCAAATATCACCCCTTGACAGGGCAAGTCGTTAGCAGCGACTTTATTGCCATCCAAGCAGAAACGATCTGGGCAAGCCTCAAAGAGCAGCCGCAAACCAACCCACTTTCGCTTGAGAAGCTCCTTAGCGAACGTGAAGACGGAATCCCCATCTCACTTGGGGAACTACTAAGCAAGGTCGTGAACAGGCTTAACGTTGTCTCGCTTGAAGAAACAAAAAATTGTTAAGGGCGGTGAGACGTGGCAAGCCGCACCCTTCCATCACGGATTTTCGTTTTTGCAAGGAGTTCGGCTGGACTCCTCGTCAACTCGCCCAGCAACCAGCCAAGAAACTGCAGGAGTTCCTTGTTATCCTCGGCGAAGTAGATAAGCAATCAAAAGAAGAGTTAGAGAAGGCCAAGCGTCAGGGCAGTTTTAAGTGAGTTGCGGCTTAAAATTGGTTCCCAAGACGCATCCTATCTATTGCCCGATAATTTCTTGATTTTTGTTTTCTGAGTCTCTGAGGAGATTTATCGTTTCGTATTGCGGAAATCTTTGCTATTGGCGCCTTAAGCTGGTTTATGGTTGCACCGCACTGAGGGCAGTGAACGTCTAAACCATAGGCGCTGTTCTCGTAATCGAGGTCAATGGCCTCTTGTTTGTCTTGTTTTGGGAAAGCGTACCCACATTGTTTACAAATGTAGTAGGCACCCAAGAAGAGTTTCCTCCATTTTTTTATTTTGCCAATTTCACTCATAAATTTTACTGTGAAGTGCATTACGTTTGAGCCTTGATTTCACCTTAGAAATTGACGTCAAAGACGTCTGTGCCAGTATGGAAAAGCTGGACCAAGCTACGCAAGACTATGTTCAAGACGCTTTAGTGCAAGTAGCCCAAGCAATCGTCCTTCGCGCTCGGCAACTAGCGCCCGTTCGGACAGGACAACTGATGCAGAGCATCTACGCCATCGGTGCAGGGCAGTGGGCAGTTAAAGTCGGCGCTTATGCATCATACGCTCTTTTTGTGGAATTCGGCACCAGCCACATCCAACCGCGCTATTTCTTGACGCAGGCACTGCAGGAAAGTGCACCGCAGCTTCTCTCAGCCATTAGCGTAGCGATTCAACGTGCCGTTGAGGAGGCGTCCATATGAGTTTAGGCGAGATAAGCGGAACAGTCCGCATGGTTAACGAGGCATCCCCAACCTTCGAAGCCATTACCACTGACGCAGCCAGTATGGGGGAAAGCATCAGGGCAACCTCGACAGGTGTGTCCATGAGTTTTAACCAAGTTGGTGTAGCCGCTACCGAAATGGGTACTAACGTGCGAAGTGCAAGTTCAAGCTTCAACGATATGCAAACGCATGCGGACTCAACAACCGTTAGTCTCACCAAAGTGGCGGGTGGCATACGGGAAACTGCCTTGATGGGAAGTCAACTAACCTCGCTCGCTCAGGATTTCGGCGTTATTGACTCGCAGTCTAGCAAGTACATCCGCACTGTTCTGCTTATGGTGCAAGTCGTCTCTAGCTGCGCCAAAATGTACAATTTCTTAACGGTGATGACTACCGGACAGACGGCGGCAGTTGCCGTCCAAGGAGCAACCGAAACAGCCACCGCTGGCGCTGTCACGGCTTCTGGTAGCGCACTTGGTATTAAATCAGCTATTACTTCAGTGGCAACAGGAATTCAAAACGCCCTAAACATCAGCCAAGCCACTTTTCTTGCATTAACGGGCGTTGGCATCGGCGTAATTATCGCCGCTGCGGCTGCTATGGCTTACTTTGCTTCGCAAATGAATAAGGCAACCGACAGCGTCAACGCCTACAATTCCGCCGCTTCCCAAACCCCAACCCAAACTAAAAGTATCATCCGTGCAGGGGAAGCATCGATGTATCGGAGAGGCGTTGAATAGTGGCTGCTCCAAGCGTCGGCATCCCAAAGATGACTATTGCGCTGGGCAGCGTCGGCGTTCCCCAAGCAGACGTCGTGGATTGCACCGTACACTTGGGCGCTACAAAAGAGGTTAGCAGTTGGGACCTTACCCTGCAGAATTTTGACGGCAAATACAGCCCAAGTGGCGCTTACCCGCTTAGTGTGGGGCAGGATGGCTATATTTGCATTGGCAGAGGTGTCAATGTTCCCCAAATCATAACAACTCGGACTGAGAGCGTCAGCTATCAGGTGACGCCAACCGAGAACTACGTTAAAGTGTCGGGTCGTTGCTGGGGAGAGAAGCTTTTCCGTCGAGTCGTCACCAAAACCTACAGCGTCCAAAAAGGGGAAGCCATCGTTAAGGACCTGCTCGATTACTTTGCAGGAATAAGCCATGTCCGCGGAAGTACAGAGCTGGTTGAAAACACCGATACCACATATACGCTCTTAGAATACACGGATTCGCCTGTCTGGGACATCCTCAAATACATCGCTCAAAGCGCCGACAAAGCAGGCGTCATCGGGTACGATTTTCGAGTGGCACCAGATGGCAGGTTCGAGTTTTTCCCTATGTACAGCAAAACCAACCCAACGGATCTAACCGATAGGATCGAGCAGATTGAGGATCGCACAGACATAACCCGCGTTAGAAATAAAATTACGATTTATGGGTTAGCCGACAAAAGCGTGCCCTCGGATAAGGTCTCTTGGACTCGCAGCCTCACACCCTCTGATGGGATTTGGCAGCGGGACACAGGCACTATCTCAGTTGATTCTACAGGCGCACCGGACGGCGGTGCATGTATAAAAAATTCTGTAGGCTCAAACTATTGGGGCGGCTGCTACTTCCAACTTACCGCAGGCAAAGAGGTAAACTGCGAACTATACCCACTCTTAGACTTCCAATCAAAACTCGCAGACACATACTCAGGAACAGGCCTTGTCATTCTGTTCGATACAGCTAGTCGTTCTGCAAGCAAGAAAATCTCCATCTCACCTGGAGACGGGCAATTCCACGGTGTAGAGGTGGGCGTCGGCTCAGCTTATGCTAACCAATTGGACTATGTTCAATCAGGTTTTGATTGGACGCAGGTTAAAACTATCCGCTTTACTTGGTATTTTTCTCAAGGTGTTGGCAGCGGGGACTTTTGGTTGCATGGACTGTACTTTGGCGGTCGCAGATACTCCGCAATCTTGGAAGATGCGACCAGTCAAGCAGCCTATGGGTTGCGTGAGTATAGCGAGACCGACGAGGAACTGTGGAGCGACAACGAATGCACCCTCCGAGCAAGAGCGCTGCTTGCCTTCCTCAAAGACCCAGCCATTTACTTGACCGTAACAAGCACTGTCATCGACTATGGTAACACGCCGATTCTTGCTGGGGATAGGCTTTTTGTTCCTTTCATTAACGCTTACTATCGGGTTGACAGCATTGAGTACAAGGTAGATGCGGCAACTCAGACGTTAGAGTTAACCATCAGCTTTGAGAAGGAACCGCCCCAGCTAGCCGATTACCTCTATGGACTGCGGGCATTCACTGTTAACGTTGAAAAGCTAAGCCGAACGAAACTAGGCAAACGAGGCATTCCAATTTCTACAGGAGGCGGTGGAGGCTCAGGAAGCAGCATCTTCGCCAGTAACGTTGAAATCGACAAAACTTCGCCATGCCTAAATTTGTTGACATATAGAACGCTGAAAGCAGCGTTTGGCTTTGACGGCGCCAACGTTTTTCTCGTTACCTACACTGGCGACTTAATCCTATACTCAGCAAACCACCTGATTCGTCCAGTTACAGATGGGAGCGATGACTTA